AAGTTACCACCTTATACACAACAATCTAAAATGTTATTTACTGATGAGTCTAAAAGAGAATTGGTTGGTCCAGTAGCTATACCTGATTTAGAAATACCAAGATTAGATGAGAATAATGAATTATACTTTATTAAATTTTCCAAAGATGTTGTACTTAAAATGATGGAGAAATTCATGAAGGAAAAGAGAGTTGATAGTAATAACATAATGCATGTTGATGATGCTGATGCTGGTTCATATACATTTGAATGTTGGACGGTTGAGAATTTAGAAGATAAAGCTAATTCTATTTATGGTCAAGATGTTCCTATTGGTACATGGATGGTTAAGATGAGAGTTACTAATGATGAAACTTGGAAAAGAGTTAAGTGTGGGGAACTAAAAGGGTTCAGTTTGCAAGGTAATTTCACAGATGAAAAAGCTTATAAAGCTTATAGAGAAGATATGGAATACAAGAAAATCTATGATGATTTAAGAGAAATGGTCAATAACCTATAATTATTTTGACTAGAACGTGTCAGATGATAGGTAATATCTATTTAAGGGTATAAAAATAATTATAATCTATGAATTATAAAGACAGATTAAATAAAATCAGAGCAACTTTTGGTCTTGAGGTTAAACTTAAAGCTGATAAGTTAATGGATGGTACTGCAGTAGAAGCTGAAGCATTTGAAGCTGGTTACCCGTTGTTTATTATTAACGCGGACGGCACTCAATCTCCAGCACCAGCAGGAAAACATGAAACTGAATCAGGTAATATAGTTGAAGTTGATGAGACAGGAACTATTGTTTCTATATCTGCTAAATCAGATGAGGTTAATACAGAAGCTGTTGATGCAGCTGAAGACACCACAACTGAAACTGAGGTAGAAGTAGAAACTGAAAAACCAGTAGAAGATGGTTCTAAAGAAGCAATTGGTGCAATCTTAGATGAGTTACAAAAACTTATTGTTGAGATTACTTCAATGAAAGAAAAGATGAGTAAAATGGAAACTAACTACGAAGCTTTTGCAAAAGCTCCAGGTGCTGAAAAGGCTCCAAGAGTTACAAATGCAGAAGGTGGTAAAATGGATCCAATTCAATCAAGAATTGATGCTTTACAATCTCTTAAAAAAGACAATTTCTTTAAATAAGAAATAAAAAAAAATAAAATAATAAAATGGGATTTTCATTATCAGACTTATCAGCTTTCACACTTGAAGACAGTGGTATACTTATTCAGAAAGCAGTATTAGGTGTAGACTTAATTAATTATATCGATTTCCGTCCAGGTTATCCTAACGCAACCGTTGCTATCAACGTGTTAGACGTTACTCCAGGTTTCGTAACAGGAGATTGTGGATGGTCAGCAACAGGTTCTACAACCTACACACAAATAGACATCACTAACACTACAAAATCATGGCAGCAATCACTTTGTTTAGATGATTTAAGAGGTTACTGGTTATCTACACAAATGGATGCATCAGCTTTCGGAGAAAAATTACCTTTTGAACAAGTAATATCTGATCAAATCGTTCTTAAAACTAAGAAATACGCAGAAGAATTAATTGGTACTTCTATAATTGCTCAAACTGGTACTGCATCTGCAGCTACTGTAGGTACTGCATCAACACCAACATCAGCAAATATGTATTCAATTGCTCAAGCTCTTATCGATGTATTACCATTAGCAGTACAGTCAAGAGATGACTTAGGTATGTTGATGTCATATGCTAACTTTAGAAAACTTTGTGTTAACATGGTTACTCTTAACCTTTATCACTGGGACACTGGTCACAATGTTGCAGGATCTGGAATGGGTCAATCTGTTATAGTTCCAGGTACTAATATTAGAGCTATTCCTGTAGCAGGATTTGGTACATCAAATCGTATCATAGTTGGACCACTTAAACACATCATACAAATTGCTGGTTTAATGGAAGACACTGAGAGAATTGAAGCATGGTGGTCTCGAGACAACCAAGAAATCAGAACACTTGCTAGGTTTACTACAGGGGTTGGGGTTCTTGCTGAAGAGTTCGTAACAAATGGTTTAGCATAATCTAAAACAAAAACAATTAAATGGAGGGTGGATTAATTTCACCCTCCTAATAATAAAAAAATTAATAAAAAAACATGGCATGTAATATAACTTCCGGAATTGCTTTAGATTGTATGGATTCAATTGGAGGTATTAAGGTTGCTTATTTAGGGATTAATTTGAATTGGACATCATTTACTTATGGTACAAACAGCATTATTGTTGGAGCTACTGGAGCTGGTGTTACTCAATCTTTCTATGAATATGAGCTTCCTAAAGATACTGGTTCTATAACAGAAACTTTCAATATCTCTAATACTAATGGTACAGCTTTCTACTCACAAGCCTTGACTATAAACTTACAAAAATTAGACGCAGCTAAAAGAGCTCAATTGCTTTTACTTTCTAGAAATAGAAATATCACTATGATAGTTGTTGATAACAATGATAAGATTTGGATGTTAGGACAAACAAGAGGTGGTGTTTTAACCGCGGGTACTTCTGTAACAGGAACAGCTCCTGGTGACGCTAACCAATACTCAATCACAATCACAGCAGATGAGCCAGCAATGATGTATGAGGTTCAATCCTTAGCAGTATTCTCTGGTATCTCTTTTGTATCTGCGTAATATTTTTGGTATTTTCTATATTTGAAAGGTTAAATATCGGTTTTAGGACTGATATTTAACCTTTTTTGATTGAAAAATATGTCAAATCACTAGAAAAATATATTTAAAGATATATGATTAACTTAACGCCACTTTCAGTAAACAGATATGTCATTTATTGTAACACATTATTCGACACTTCAATTGTTGGTAATTACTTTTTATTTGGTTTTTTAAATGGTTTCACTAAAGAGTGGACATATGTTCTACCTACAATTGTAGAAAGAAATAATAGATTCATAAGTTTTGATTTGGAATTGTGTCCGAATCCAGCAACACAAGATTTATATGGAGGTGTTGTATATTTGGATCCGAGCGGAAATTGGGACTATAAGATGTGGGGACTAATCACACCATCTTTAACTCCTAACGGGTTTCTACCATCGGGTCAATGGCAAGATGGATATCTTTTAGATAAAGGTCAGATGTATTTAAACTATCAAACCCCTAAAGAAGTTCCATTTTTATCATATACATCAAGTAATGACAATCTACAATCTTATATATACTATAGTTCGGATCATATTTGGAACAATGTTGCAGTCTTAGCCAATTATGTTGATTGGAATTGGGATGAATAAAAATAATAATTATAAATGGATTTAACCGGAAATAAAATTAAAAATACATACGGAGGTGTCTTAAATATTGGACCTTCTGGAATGACTGATAGTAATCTATATCAAGTGACTGATGGATTTGGTACTCCTATTCCTATGGAAGTAGGTATTAATGAGATTAATTTTACTGGTACATTTAGTATTGGTGGAGTTGCCTTTGACTTATCAAGTGGGTATAATCTATTAGCTATTAATGATGTCAATCAAGCAAATGCTGGTGCAACCGCAGCTAATATATTTAAGTTTAGTACTACACTAGTTAATAATGACATTGAAATAGTTGGTAGTACTAAAATTACATTTCCACATACTGGTATTTATAATGTATTTGCTACTTGTCAAGTTGAGAAATCAGCTCCAGGTGAGTCTGTTGTAAACTTTTGGTTTAGAAGAAATGGTGCAGATATTGTTGGATCTGCTGCTAAAACAACTATAACAACAACAACTAAACAAGAGTTAGTCAATTTTGAGTTCATAGTTAATGTAAATCATAACGACTATATTGAAATATGTTGGCAGAGTTCTGATACTGGAGTTGCTTTAGCAGCAGTTGCCGCTCAATCTGGACCACCTCCAATACCATTAATGCCTTCTTGTGTTGTGGTTGTTAGTCAAGTTGCGAATATATTCACTGGTCAGACAGATGCATTTATAAATATGGGTCTATCCAAATCAACACACTCATTTAACTTAGGATCTAAGAACTTTGATATTGTTGGACTTCCAAATCCAAATTATCTATTAGCACCTATTCCATTAACTACACCATATTTTATTGTTGGTCAATTTGTTAGAGTTCAATCTAATATTGATTCTGATTATATGATAGGTCAAGTTAACGGATGGACTAGTTCAATATTAACAGTCAATGTTACAGAGGTTTCTGGATCAGGTGTT